GTGAGGAACTGAATGAGTCTTCAGATTAAATCCACCCGTTATGTGGAAGTGTGGCATTGCAGGTAAATGAATTTTAGGAATGCTCAAATGCATATTTGAAAAGAAGCTTTTAATTGCACTAACAATTCCGGAAATCTTGCTCTTGGCAGCCTGAATTGGCGTAACCATCGCTGACTTAATACCATTCCAAACACTCGAAGTTACTGACTTAACTGCATTCCAACCTTTGCTTACTGCTGACTTAACAGCATTAACTACCGTGGTAATTGCTGATTTAATTCCGTTCCAAATATTGGATACAACAGATTTAACTGCGTTCATTACGCTTGATGTTACAGACTTAACGCCATTCCAAGCAGAACTAACAACAGATTTGACTGAATTAGCAACTGTAGAAATAACCGATTTAATGTTATTCCAAACACTTGAAACCACTGATTTAACAGAGTTCAAAACACTGGAAGTAATTGACTTCACACTATTCCACACGTTGCCAACGAATGAAGCTATTGGCGCCAGGACCCTGCTTACTGTAGTTACGATAGCGTTGAATCCTGTAGAAACAACATTCACAATCGTGGTTAGAATTGGTTGAACAAATCCCTGAATTCCCGTCCAAATTGCTTTGAACGCATTGCCAATATTGGTAAAAATTGCATTCCAAATATTAAATGAAGTCTGAAAAATAGTAGTGATTATCAGCCAAATACCTTGAATAATTGAAACTACAGTCATAAATCCAAGCTGAAAAACTCGCTTGATCGTATCGATTATTGGAGTGAGAGTGTTGACAATTCCATTCCAAATATTTTTAGCAGCATCGCCAATTGATTGAAAAATTGGAGTTAGAAAATTCTTAACATTCTGCCAAGCAGTTTGAATTGATTTAGTGACATCTTGTACAATTTTTTGGCCAGTTTTTGTCTGAGTGAAGAAATAGACCAGTCCTGCGACCAGTCCAGCAATAGCTGCTGCTAATAATACATATGGATTCACTCCCATCACTGCATTAAAAGCTGCTTGAATACCCGTTCCAATTTTTGTAAGACTATTGAATCTTTGCATTGTGCTAACTATTGTATTAATAGCCTGCATCGCTTTGAATGCTGCTACCGTTGCCAGAATCCCAACACTCAATGCTTTGAATGCACCACTATTGCTCTTAACAAAATCAATAACCTTTTTAACTTGATTCAATGCTTTAACGGTTACATCACCAAGTTTATTAATTGAATCAGTAAGATTTTTCTTACCGAATGAATCAATAATCTTCATAATTGCCGTTTGGGCACCAGCTTGTAGATTGCTAATTGCGCCTTCGAACGTCTTCGTACTCTTGGCGGCTTCAACTGCAACTGGTTTGTTACCAAGTTGCATGATTGCTTTATTGAATTCATCAGAAGTAATCTGACCTTTGGCCATAGCGTCACGGAAGTTACCAGTATAAGCACCATTTTTCTTCATTGCTGCTTGCAATTGTCCAGAGGCACCTGGTATAGCAGCAGCTATTTGATTCCAATTGTCTGTGGTCAGCTTACCAGCACCAGCAGTCTGAGTTAGCACCATAGCTACTGAGCTAAACGTATCTTGATTACCACCAGCTACCGCATTTAAGTTACCTGCGGCTTCCGTCAATCCTTCATAATTGTTAATACCATTTGAAGCTAACTGCGCAGTAGTATTTGATACGGTCCCTAAATCATAAACTGTGTCATCAGCATATTTCTTCATTTCGGCAGTAGTCTTCTTAATTTCAGCAGAACCAGCACCAGAAAACTTCATTGTTGATTTGAACTTGTCCAATGAATCTGAATCAGTCATAGCTTCTTGACCCAATTCACTAAGACTATTCTTAACTGATTGAAATACTGATTGTGCCATACTGAAAACAGTTCCAAAAGAAAAAGTCTTTTTGAAACTTTCAAATTTGCTTGCCGCATCTTCTCCAGCGTCTCCAAGACCTTTTACATCTCTTGAAACATTAGTTGAACTACCACCTAATTCATCAATCTTACTTTTAACATTTGAAATACCGCCAGCATTACTATCGACACCGTCTAGTGCACTTTCTAGCTTGCCTAAATCTTGTGCACTGATACCAGCTTCCCTAGCGATTTTCTGTAATGCTGTTTGCATCTGTTCAGAACTGGCAGTTCCATTCTTAATAGCATTGGTTAATCGTGAACCAAGTACAGAAGAATAATCTTCCACAGATGTTTTAGTGGCAGTGAAGTAGTTCTTTAATCGTTCGGTATTGGTACTTAAAGATTTCTGCTCACCGGATAGATTGCTCAATTGATTCTTGTAGCCTTTGAGTGAGCCTTCTGTAGCAACAATTTCACGTTGGAAATCACGATATTGATCAGCACCGATATCACCATTCTTAAATTGTTGGTCAACCTGTTCTTGAGCTTTCTTTAAAGCACCTAACTTTTCAGAAGTAGTTTCAACAGCTTTACTTAGCAATTGTTGCTTCTGTGAAACTAATTCAACGTTGCCCGGATTCAATTTCAATAATCTATTAACATCTTTTAATTCACTGCTGACTTTAACCGATTGGTCAGTGATTGACTTAAGGGCTTTATCAAGTCCTTTGGTGTCACCGTCAATTTCAATTGTTATACCTTTAATTCGATTTGCCATTTTTCCTCCTTTCTAAAAAGCATCAAAGTCAGCTTGAGTAGCTTGTCTGACACCCTTTTGTGTTTTGTGTTCTGTATCATTAGCTTTGACGTATTCAACAATCAGGTCTTGGACTTGACCAACTGTTAAATCACGCATTTCTATAGTTGATAGCCCAATACGCTTACATATTTCAAGATATGTATCTGTGTCTATTGCTTCGTCCGACTCGTATTTGCTATCTAGGCTTTTTTTCCTGAAATAGAATTCTCAATTAAATCTTGAATTTCTGGTAGAACCTCACTGATATCCAAAGAGTCAAATTCAGATAACCAATCAACTAGATCAGGAAGCTTCTTGTCTGCTCCTTTAGCTGTTGCCCATAAGAATTGATAAAATGGCATCAAATCTAAGTTGTCCATATCCTTTGTTGTCCATTTTTCTTGTGGCTTGTTAGCAGGAATAGCCTTCTGCATCTTCATTAAATCAGCAAAGAAATCAGTGCCAAATTGTGCTCTATAGATAATTGGAGTAGCAGCAGTAGATACTAACTTCACTTGCTTGTTATCGATTTCAATTGTTTTTTGCATATTAATTTCTCCTATAAAAAAAGCGGGACTCATTTAAGAATCCCGCTAATTATTTATTTTGCTGGTGTACTAGCAGTTCCAATTGTTCCAGCAGCTGTTGTGTACCAGTTATTGTATAATTCTTCTGACGCGTCTACAGCTGTCTTAGTCTTGACGTTGCCTGTGTATGGGTCCGCAATAGAAGTAAATTCAAGTTCTTGTGCCTTAGGTTCAGCCTTTTCTGTCTTAGTTTCAGATGAAATCTTAGGACGTGAGAAAGTGTTATAGAACAAGAAATGTCTAACTGCTTTCTTGTCCCCATCAAATTCAAAACTTAATCCGATTGGATTAGGCTTGGCATTAACGTTTTCAATTACTTGTCCTTTATCATCCACAGTGTTGCCTAGAATGTAGGCTTCTAGTTCTTGTGGAATTTGGTAAACACTGAGTTTACCTGTATATCCTTGGTTGTTTGGTGCTGTGTAGTAAATTTGGTCATCAGCATAGACTTTAACCATGTCGCCTTCTGGATCAAGTTCAATTTCACTAGCACCTTTCCATGGCTTACCGGGTCCATAAGTGATTGAACTACCTGTATCCGTGGTTTCATGCCAATGCACATTTTTAATACCATAGTTGACCTTATTTTCAACTGGTGTTGCTGTTTCTACCATAAATATTTCTCCTTTTTTAAATAGTTGTTTGATATAAAATTTCAAACATTTGCTCGCTATCAATCCACGATTCATCAGTTATAAATGGAATTTTATGAGCATTAAAAAAACCAGTGACTAATGCTTCACTGGCTAAATCTTTTTTATCTGTGTATAGTTCTACGTTTATCTCATTGAAATCTATATAGTTCTCGTCATCAGCAAATGTGGGATCATCACCCTTGGAAACATACGTTAAGTACGGTAACGGTGGTGCCTGTCCTGATTTAAAGTGATGATATGCAAGTGGTAGTCCAGTTTCAATTTTGAGAGCTTTAGCAAATTCAGATAAATTCATGATTGAACATCTCGCTTTACTTCGGCTTCAAATTCTTCAATTGCATGTTGTTCTACCGGTGCAATGTGTGGAATACCAGCAGTACGTCCTCCGTCACGATTTGCATGACCATTCTCAAGTAAATGAGTGAGTGAGCCATGTGTTTTGTTATAGACAATTCTAGACGTTCCGTCTTTACGTTGGGTCCAACCTTTTGCATATCCACCAGTTCTGCGTGGTGATGTTGCCTTCAATTCGTTTACAGCCTCACTAGCAACTTTCTTTTTGGATATTTCCAATTTCTTAGTTACATCAGATGTGTATTCTTTCAAAGACTTGTTGATTTCAGCACTTAACCGATTAACATCAATTTCTACCATCAGCAACACTCCTTTCACAATAAAGCGTTGTTTTATCACCATTTTCAGCAATTCGATAGACGTGATACTTTTCTTTTTTGTATTCAA